AAACGGGTCCGGGGGATATACTCAGACATGGGCGACGACTGCCACGGTCTTTGCCAATGCAACGCCCATTGGGGGCACAGAAGGCATCATAGCCGGGACGCTTCAGGGTTCGCAGTCATGGCGGATCAGGATGCGCTACAGGTCTTTGAGCGTGAAGCAGCGGCTCCAGATGGACGGGAAGCAGTTGAATATCGTTTCGGTTGAAGACCCGACCGGGCAGCGCCGTGAGATTGTCGTTTTCGCGGAATTTCAGCCAAGCTGATGGCACGCTCAAGAGTTCGCGGGGCGCGGTCGCTTCGCAGGACATTGAAGGCGCTTCCCGAGGCGTCAAGGGAAGAGCTTGGCGACACGATGAACGTGATCGCGTTCCGGCTTTTGGGGCAGGCAAAGGCGGAAGTTCCGGTTAGAACGGGGCGCTTGAAGGGGCTGCTTTCGGCAAAGGTTCTGGTCAAGTCGCTGTCGCTGAAATTGGGTCTGATTACGAAGCGGACGCAGAGGCAGGGATTTTACGGGTTCATTCTCGACCAGGGGCGCAAGGCCCAGACGGTCAAGGCGAAGCGCCGGAACAAGCAGACGGGGACAGTTTCGACATACGCACTTCGCGTCAGGGCCATCCCGCGCGAGCGTTATAATTTCGTGTTCGGGCGCATCCGCGATTTCCGCAAGAACGACTTGCCGAGATTGAGGGATGCGCTTGACCGGGTGCTTTCACGGGCCGCACGGGGAGGCATAGATGACTGACTTCGCGGCGGCGCTGGAAACGGCTGTTTACACGAGGCTGGCTGCTCAAGTCACGCTGGCAAGCGTTTATCAGCACGTGCCGGAAAATCAGCCTCCGCCGGTTGTGATCGTTGCCGACTTCTTTCCCGAGCAATTCGGCGGAAAGGGAGACGATTCCGAACAGATCGAGTTCGATATCGTGCAGGTCATTCGAGGCGCTGCGCGAAAGCCGCTTCATGCCTTGCAGGCCGAGGTCCGGGCCGCGCTCCACAACTGGAAGCCAGCGGACGCAAGCGGGATTTCGATCAGCGAGATCGTGCACCTCAATAGCCGCGCCCAACTCTTGGAAGACGGACAGAATTACTACGGCTCGATGCGGTTCCTGGCATTCGTCCAGCCCGCCTGATTCCCCGCGCCCGGTCGCCAGTCGGGTCGCATTCATAGGAGACTGACATGGCAAAACTACTCGGTAACAACTACCGCCTGTGGATCGATACCACGACGACCGGCGGCACCTATGCGATCATCGCGGGGCAGCAATCGCTTTCGATGACGCGCAAGGCGAATACGATCGATACGTCCACCAAGGACGATTTTCCCTATGCGACGAGCGCAGCCGGGTTGTTCGATGTTGGCGTTTCGCTTGACGGGGTTGCGACCCTTCCCGATGCGAACGGCTTCACCTTGGCGGAAACGTCATACAAGGCACAGACGACCAAGAACTTCCAGATCAGGAAGGGCGGATCGTCGGGAACGGCTGGCGATGCAGTCTGGACTGCGGCCTGCAACATTCTCGATATGTCGGTCGATTATGGCCAGAATGACAGCGTGAAATACAAGCTGGAGCTTGGCATCGCATCGGCTCCGACGACTGACGCGCTGTCGTAATGGCGGCGAACGATACGCGCGGGGAAATATCGCTCGAATTGGACGGGACGGAGTATGTGCTCCGCCCCTCTTTCGAGGCGATCAAGGCATTCGAGGACGGCACCGGCAAGAAGGGTGTTTTTCTTCTCGGGCGCATGGCCGAAGAAGACCAACTCACCCTTGGCGATGCTTCGGTTATCGTTGCCGAGTGCATCAAGGCGCACGGCCGGGCTATTGGTGACAATGCGATGGCAGCAGTCAATGCCCAGCGCATCGGCGAATTGATCATGGCGTCAGATGGCGGCTTTCTCATCGCCATGAAGAAGATCGCCTTGCTTCTCTGGATGGCTACGACAGGGGGCTATACCGGCTCGGGGGAAGTAAAGGCGACGACGAAGAAGTAGCCGATCCGCGTCGTCGCCTGATGGGCATTGCCATAACCGCGCTCAACTGGCGTCCGCCCGATTTCTGGGCCTCTACTCCCCACGAATTCTACTCCGCAATCGAGGCGATGCAAAAGCGCAACGAAGAATAGGGGCTATGTATGGCCGATGACGTCGCGAGACTTCTTATTCAGGTTTCCGCGACAACGGAACTCTTGCGGTCGAACCTCAACAAAGCGGAAGCGGCGGTCGCCCAATTCGAGCGCGGAACTAACAAGCGGCTGGCGCGTGTGGATGCCGGGTTTTCGTCTCTCGGGCGGGGCATGGGCGTTGTCAAGACCGCCGCAATAGGTTTGCTCGCATCATTGAGCGTGAGCGCCTTCACGCGGGTTGCCAAGGCCGGTCTTGAATATGCGGCATCGCTCGGGGAGATCGCGCAGCAGCTTGGCGTTTCGACCAAATTCTTGCAGGAATTCCGCTTTGCCGCGACACAGAACGGGGCCTCAATCGAGCAGGCCGATACCGCTCTCGGCAAGTTTTCAATCACTCTCGGCAAGGCGTTCAGCGGCAACAAGGCTAGCGTTGATGCTGTCGCCAAACTGGGCCTGAGCCTAAAGGAACTGAAAGCCCAGTCGGACAGTGACCGCTTTGCAGCGGTTGCCGATGCCATCGCCAAGATTCCAGACCCTGCACAAAAAGCCAGTGCCGCCGTTGCGATTTTCGGCAAGGGTGCGCTGGCGCTTATCCCGACGCTCAATCTGGCGGGTGAGGGTTTCAGAGCGGCCGCTGCGGAAGCTGAGCAATTCGGTCTTATCTTGTCTGACAAGCAAATTCAGGACGCAGACAAGACCGCTGACAAACTCGACAAACTCTGGCAGGCAATCCAGACCAAGATCGCCAGCGTGGCGGCTGATAATGCCCTTGCTATCGGGTCGTTGGCAGACTCGTTTGCAAATCTCGCCAACAGGGCGTTGCAGGCAATCAGTGCTCTCCAGAACTTCGGAGCATTGAAAATTGCCAGTGGAGCGGTGCCGGGATCGTCGAGAGAAGATCGCGCATCGGCATTCCGCCACCTGTTCAGATCGCCTCAAGGGCGCGAAGAACTTATAGGCCAATTCCAAAGCAACATTGCGAATGAGCGCCGTAAGATTGCATCACGATCCAGCGCTCCAGCGGCTGCTCAGCGGGCTTTCCATGCGAGCGAGCGGAACAGGGAATCCGAAGCTTTCATTGCCAGACAACAAGCTGCCATCCGTCGCATTGAGGCAATCAAGGATGTTGTAACTCCGGGTTCCTCTACACCAAATGGTGGCGATATCACACCAGTGTCCGGTGGCGGGGGTAGGAAAGGCCGGGATACAAGCAAGGACGCCGAACGCGCCGCCCAAGCCGAGGCCCGCGACGAACGGCAAATCGCGCGTGACATATTTCAGGCGCAATCCGCTGAGCTTCAGGCCCGCCAATCGCTTTCGACGAGCGCAACAGAGCGTCTTGAGATCGAACATCAACTGCTCGATCTCGAAACATCCGCACGCCGTGCCGACATTGAAGACGAGGGCAAGTCGCGGGCCGAAGAATTTCCGCTGCGCAAGGCCCAGATCGAAGCCCAGACGCAGCAACTGCTTTTGCTCAATGACCGGGTTGATCAGCAACGCCGCGCCAAACTTGACGCCGATGAACAGGCAAGGCTGGTCGATCAGGAAAACGACATCCTCGCCGATCGTCTGGATACGTATCGCTCGATTCAGGATGTTGCGCGCACCGCTGCCGACCGTGCGGAGATCGAGGAAAACATTCTCGCACTCCAGCAGGAAATAGAACGGGCCACGCTTGAACAATTGATCGCGGTTGGCAGGGTCACGAACGCCGAAGAAGCGCGGGCCAATCTTGCATTGCGCCAGAAAGCGGAAAGCGTTGCATCGAGACGCCGCAATCTCGGCCCCGGCGGGTCATTCCTAGACAGTCTTCCGCAAACGGCGGGGGAGATAAACGAGGCCCTTCAGAGCATTGAAGTCGAGGGTCTGCGCTCGCTGAATGACGGTATCACCGAAGCCATTGTGAACGGAAAATCACTCGGCTCTGTTTTCAAGAGCGTTGCCAATTCCATCATCTCCGACCTTGTGAGGATCGCAGTTCAACAGGCCATTATCAAGCCGTTGGGGGAGTCCTTATTCGGCGGCGGCAGCGGTGGCGGCGGGCTGTTCAGTTCGATCCTCAACTTCGGGGCGACAGCTTTCGGCGGCGGCGCAGGCGTAAAAAGCACGGGTAACATTCTCGGCCGCGCATCGGGTGGCCCGGTCAATGCGGGCCAACCCTATATCGTCGGCGAAAAGCGGCCTGAATTGTTCATCCCTCGTGTCTCAGGAACGATTGTCCCTAGCATCAAGGGGCTAGGCGGTCAGGGCGTCCATCTTGTCGTCAATGCCCCCGGCGCGACTGCTGAAACGGTGATGTTGATTCGCCGTGAACTCGCCAACGCAGCGCCCACGATTGCGGCGGCGGCGAGCAATATGACAACCCGCAACCTATCCCGACAAAGGCTCTGACATGGCGACAATCACGCCACCTTCCGCCTTGCCGCTTCGGTCGGTCAGGTGGCAACTCAACACGCCCACGCAAGTCAACCGGTCCGAATGGACGGGCGCGCGTCAGGCGGTAATCATAGCGGGCGCGGCGCGCTGGTCGGCATCGGGCGAAATGAAGCCGATCATCAAGCAGGCGAATGCGGAAAGCTGGCAGGCGTTTTTCATCGCTCTTCGTGGGCAAGCCAACGTATTCCAGTTGCGCGCGGTCGAAAGCCAGCAAACCACGGCCAGCAACCCAACGGTCAACGGCGGGAGCCAGACGGGCAACACGCTTGCCCTGACAGGTCTTTCGGGTGCGGTTGCGTCAACCTTTCTCCCCGCCGGTTCAAAGATCACGATCCCGTTCTCGGATGGAACGTGCCAGCTTGCCGTGTTGACTTCTGCGCTTGTTGTCGGCGCGGCAACGACCGGCACCGCGACAATCGAGCCGCGCCTGCGAAAATCACCCGCCAATGCCGCGACGATAGAGGTTCAATATCCCTATGCCCTGATGGCGCTGACCTCCGACTTTTCGGGTTGGACGGTCGATAGAGGTCAGCAATACGGGTTCGCATTCGATGCGGAGGAGGCGTTCTGATGTCCGGCCCCGACGCAACAGCCGCAGCGGCACTTTCAGGCTCACTGCTTCACCCTTGCTTCGTCGGCTATCTCGATTTTTCCGGCGATCCTTTGCGCGTCACCACAGCGCCATATTCGGTCACTTTCTCAAGCACGGGCGATACCGATCTGGACGGCAATACCTTCGACGCGATGGACCCGCAGATCATCTCGGTTTCGGAAGTCCAGCATAAAGAGGACGGCTCTGAAACGGTCACAGCGTCACTCTCGGGCCTCGCCACGGTCGATACAGCATTGCTGAACATCATCGGCGATACGACGCTCTGGCGCGGTCGCGCGGCGTCATTATGGCTCATGCTCTACGACACATCCTATGCCCGCGTCGGCAATGTCTGGCGCTTTTACACGGGCCGCATGATGGCCGCTGCGCACAGGGGAGACAGTGCCAGCCAGACCATTGAAATTACCATTGAAGGGTATCTTGCCAGTTTGAGCCAGGCATCGAACCGGACATATCTCGATCAAGCCTATTTCGACAGCGGCGATCTTTCTGCGGCGGCTTCGATTGCGATTGCGAACGGCACGCACAATCATGGGGCCGCAGGGTGGCTTGGTTCCGGCGGCATGGGGGGCACGGGTTCCGCTTTCGGCGACCGTGCCAATGTGCGCCTTGTATGAAGGCACTGGCAAGGCTCGCCGATTGGGAGGATCGGCTTTCGGCATGGTTGATAGATTGCGCGGGTGCGTCGTTCGAATGGGGCAAACTCGATTGCCTGATGTTTGCCGCTGGCACGGTTCGGGCTGTGACGGGCTTCGATCCGGGCAAGGGGCATCGGGGGAAATACAACAGCCATGCGTCATCTGTCCGCTATTTGAAAAAGCTCGGAGCGAGCAGCCCGGCTGAGTATCTCGATACGCTTTTTCCGCCCACGCCCAAGGCATTTGCCCGGCGCGGCGATCTGGTTTCGGTTGAGGGGAATACCGGCGTCTGCATAGGCGGTGTCGCGCTGTTCGTCGGCATCGAGAATGACGAGCCTGGCCTGATCCGCATCCCGTTTGCCGAGTGGCAATCTGCCTGGAGCATTGGCTAATGGGTAAGGTTGTCAGGACCGTCGTCAAGATCGTATCGGTTGCGGCAGCGGTTGCCCTTGCGATTCCTTCGGGGGGAACGTCGCTTCTTGCAGCGGGGCTTGGCGTCTCCGCGCTTGCAGCATCCGGGATCGTTCTGGGGCTGGCAGTTGCAGGAACCTTACTCACCCCCAAGGCCCCAAAGATACCCAATGCCCAAAGGGACAGGCTTTATTCGACGATCGACCCGGGCACGCCGCGCAAGATGGCCTTGGGAGGGCCGACCGCGCTCGCAAACGATATCCGGTATGAGGAATGGTCGGGCAGCAATCAGGAATATCTGGACCGCATCATTTGTGTCGCCAGCCACGAGGTCCAGTCGGTTGATGAAATATGGATCGAGGATCGGCAGGCATGGACGCTCGGCGGCGGCGTCACTTCGACCTTTACCGGCTATCTCACGGTTGCGGTCAGGACGGTCGGCACGTCTGCCAACACGATTGCGATCAACGGTGGGGGCACATGGGGAAGCGCGCAACGGCTGACGGGGTGCGCCTATATCCATCTCCGCTTCAAGACGACCGGCAACACCAAGACGGCAGAAAGCCCGTTCGCATCGAGCATCCCGCAGCGCGTCACGATTGTGGGGAACGGGGCGAAGCTCTACGATCCACGACTTGACACAACGGCGGGCGGCTCCGGTTCGCAGCGGTCGAACGATCAGACTACATGGACATGGACTTCGACGACCGGGAACAATCCGGCGCTTCAAATCCTTTTCTACCTCTTGGGCTGGAAGATCGGCGGCAAGCTCGCCATCGGGCGGGGCATCCCTCCTGAGCGCATTGACATGGCGTCGTTCATTACGGCGGCGAACCTTTGCGAAGAAGCCGTTGCGCTTGCGGCCGGGGGCACGGAACAGCGCTACAGGTCTTATGGCGTGGTTTCGGAAGCCGATGCTCCGTCTGCGGTGCTGGACACCTTGCTTGCGGCTTGTGCAGGCACGCTGCGCGATGTTGGCGGGCAGTTGTCGCTTTCGATCCTGCACAACGATCTTGCCTCGCCGGTCGCGGCATTTACCGACGACGATGTATTGGGCGCGTTCAACTGGCAACCGCAAAAGGGTCTGGACGAAAGTTTCAACCAGATCAGGGGCAAGCGCACCGATTCGTCGAATAACTCGCTCTATCAACTGGTCGATTATCCCCCTGTAACGCTTACCTCGCCGGACGGTCTTGAGCGCATTCACACTTTCGATCTGCCGATGGTCCAGAGCGCATCGCAAGCCCAAAGGCTCGCCAAGCAGGAATTGCAGCGGGCACAGTATCAGGGCGTATTCTCGGCAGAGTTCAAGGCGACGGCATGGAAAGCCAAGGTTGGCGACCCGGTTACACAGACATTCTCCGCCCTTGGGTTTTCGGCAAAGCTGTTTCGCATTACGTCGCAGACGATCCGCATGGACGGCGTTGTCAACATGGAATTGCGCGAAGAAAATGCAGCGATCTACGCATGGTCGGCGGAGGAAACCGCAGCCGTAACACCTGCCGCGCCGTCTGTGTTCGATCCGCTCAACAGCCCGCTTATTCAGGGGATCAGCGCTGCGGCTCTCACGATCCGTTATCCCGGAGCATTCCCGAGCGATCCGCCTATCGGCTCGCTTTATTTCGATAGCACGGCCAAGCAATTCCGCTTCGAGGGGACGGCTGTTACTTCAAATGGCGTGGCGGTCACGTCGAACGGGGTCGCGGTTACGGATTCGGGATGGGTTGATGTGCAGGACACGGCCATAGCCGCCTCTGCCACGACTGCGAATTGGTCAAGCATCGTCAACGACAATGGGCTTGCGCCTGACAACAATGCTGATGTGACAGCCAATCAGTCCGTTGTCTCTCGTCTTTCGACTTCCTCGGGCCAAGCGCTCAGCAATTTTATCGGCACCGATGGCCGAACATTTAGCAGGATTGCAGACGCGGGAGAGGCCAGAGACGGAGATATCATCGTTTTTTCGACCCCTCTCCCGGCAATCCCGCGCATCATGTTTTTGCCCGGCGGGAACGGCGCGACGGCAGGACATAACATCAACATTCAAGCCATGGGGATTTCGGTCTCCGGCTTCACGATGAAAGCCAAGGAGCAGGCCGTCACGGTCGGCTCAACAATAACCGACACGGGCGCGACGACCGGCGGCGGCGGCGAACCTTCACGGGTAATGAACCGGACGGATTCGGGGAGCCCATTCGATGGTGGGTTCCGGTTCAACTATTTTGTGAATGTTGGCGATATAGGTCCGGGAGAGCCGGGATACGTGACGGTCGGGCTTTACACCAAGCAGTCAGGATCGTGGGTCCAGGTCGGCGAGAACACCCACAGCTATTCGGGCAACTTCACGACTACGGCCTATGCGTCGGCCGATTTCGGAGCAGGTAATGAGTTCGGCATTTCCCAGATCGCGGCGGAAGGAACGGGTAGCACGTTGGGGACATTTAACAGCGTTGCCTACACGCTCGGCAGCGTAACCGAGACATCGCTTACGCCTTCTGGCGCATCTCCGATCCCGTGGCTGGCTTTGCTGCAATGACAAACTTTGCCGAACTTCAGCCCGAAGAAAGGCCCGCACTCGCCGCCCGGCAGCGGCCCGGCGGAATGCTTGAGGCCCAATGCCCGGCGTGCGGCGCGTGGAGGCCTGAATTCTGCATCACGCAACTGAACGAAACGCAGGCGTCGATAATCGGGTCGCCATGGGCGTGCGATGCTGATCTCTCCCATTTGGCGCGAACATCATGAGGAATGAACATGGTTGAAATGGTCTCGCAAACAGTCGCCAGCGCTGCGGAGCGCGCAGCTGCGACGACTTATTTTTGGGGCCAAACTTCGACAGGCCCAATCGTCGAGCGCCGGATCGCTGCAACCGATGTTTTGACCAAGGATGCAAGCGGGAATGTCGGTCTGGGAATTGCTCCCAGCTATAGATGGCATGTTCAAGGCGGGGACACTTCGGTCGCCTTGTATGCTGGCGTCACAAGGGCGATCAGGTTCGCATTTTCTTCGACAGAAGCCACAATCGCGGGAACGGATCAAACTGGCTCTGGCTCCTATGAGCAATTGGGGATTGGCGGGGGCAGCATCATATTCAGGATTGGTGTTACCCAGAAAGCCACGCTCGACGCCAACGGCAATTTTCTTGTTATTTCCTCGGCTGGCCTTGGATACGGAACTGGCGCAGGCGGAACGGTCACGCAGGCCACGTCGCGCACCACCGCTGTCACCCTTAACAAACCATGCGGCGCGATCACGCTGGTTTCGGCGGCGGGTTCCACAAGCTGGCAATCGTTCACGGTCAACAATTCTCTTGTGGCGGCAACCGATACGATCATGGTCAACCAGAAATCCGGCACGGACAAATATATGATCCATGTGACGGCTGTTGCGGCTGGGTCTTTCCAGATCCGCTTCGCGACCATGAGTGGCACCACGACCGAACAGCCTGTTTTCAACTTCGCGATTTGCAAGGCCGTCACGTCATGATGATATCTCTCTTTCCCCCAACCTTCGTCCGCACATGGAAGCCCGGCGCCAACGCAGGCAACAATCCGCTGCGCATCTGGATCGCAGAGCATGTCGCACAGTCCGAATATTGGGCCGCTGTCCTTGCACAGGAGCGCTACGAATGGGGCTTCAAGTGGATGGTCGGCATCCTGCCCGCGCTCTTCATGGAACGCTGGATCGAGCCGATGGGGCACGCGGTCGAGGCGCGAGTTGCGGCCGATTATTACGGGGCTGACTTTGCCGCCTATGAGGCGCGGGAAGCGGTGTCTCTTGGCAGTTACGGCTCGTTTCGCGGGCATTCGCAGACCGAGTTGCTGGCTGCGATGGTCAAGTGCCGCCAGCGCGCCGCCCGATGGGTAAAGAGGCATCACCGATATATTTTGTGGGCAGTTGAAAAGGGCGCGCAGACAGCCCGAAAGCGAGGCGTTTGATGAGTATCCAGCATCCTACAGCCACGGAGAGAGAAGTGACGCGGAGCGAATGGTTTGCGGGCGCTGCGTGCGTCATCTCGGCGGCTTCCCTCATTTTCAGTGCTGGCTTCGTCTACGGCCAGACGCAGCAAAACACGACTGATATCCGTGACCTTCAGGCTAAGGTTGATCCCGCTGTGGTGGATATATCCAGCATGAAGACGAGCATCGACTTTCTCGTAGCGGCGGAGCGCGCGCGGCAGGAAAGGAATGGGCGATGACACCGCAGGAGTTCCAGTCATGGCTCGTTGTGCACGGCGCACCGGGCCTTGCGGTCGACGGCGCGCTCGGCCCCGCAACGCGTGCTGCAATCCTCGCCGTCTTCTCGAACAAGGAAGCGCCAGCGGCTACCGATTCCGACATGGCAGCCATCGCTTCCCGGCTTGGCGGAACGGTCAGGCAACTGAAAGCGGTCGCGGCGGTTGAAAGCGGCGGTTCGGGCTTCGATGATGAGGGCCGCCCGAAAATCCTGTTCGAGCGCCACTATTTCCACCGGCTGACCGACGGCAAGTGGACGCCTTCGATATTCAGCGACCCGACATCCGGCGGCTATTCGCAATCCTCATGGGAGAAGCTGACGCTCGCCGCGTGCAGAGATGTCGATGCGGCGTTCGCCAGCGCCTCATGGGGCAAATTTCAGGTTATGGGCGCACACTGGAAGGCATTGGGCTACGATAGCCCCTTGGCGCTTGCCTGGTCCTGCGTGGGTAGCGAGGCGGCGCACTACGAGCTGCTGGCGCGCTATATCGAGCACAACAATCTGGCGGGCGCGTTCCGTGCGATCAGCGCCGATCCCGAAACCTGCCGCGCCTTCGCCGCTGGCTACAACGGGCCGGGGTATCGGAAGTTCGACTATCACTCGAAAATCGCAGCAAGGATGAAGTGAGATGAACCGCATCCTCCAATACATGCTGTCCCCTGACGGCCGCCGGGCAATGGCCCTGCTATTCCTCGCTGGCGGCGGCATTGCCATGACAGGCTATGCGGGCTGGTCGCTCTGGATGGTGCGCACCGTCCCGCAATACGCCTTTTATCTTGGACTGGCCGCGCATGTTTCGATCCTCGTTGTGCTGACCGGGTTCGCCGGGTTGCTCGTGAAGCGGATGCTCAAGGCGTCGATTGTCGGCAGTTCTTTCGAGGCCAGCGACGCGGCCGATCCGCCATCGCCTACCGTCACCACGACCACGACGACAACGGAGGGCGGGCAATGATCGACTTCACATCCATCCCGCGCAAGATCATTGCCGTCATCGTCGGTGGCATTCTTGTGATTGCGCTGATC